TAGATAAGCGTTCTGTGTATTATATTGCGGGTGCTTCCGGCTCGGGCAAATCGTATATCGCACGAGGATTGGCTGAAGGATATAAGAAACTATTCCCAGACCGCCAAGTCTATCTCATTAGCAAACTAAAGGAGGATTCCACTTTGGATACTATGAAGATAGGTAGACCTCTTCGTATTGATGTTCAGAGCCTTATAGATAACTATCCCACTATAGATGAGTTTAAGGATTGTATGGTTATTTTTGACGACTATGACACCTTTACGGACAAATCTGGTAAGGTCGTACAACAGTTAATAGATGACCTTGCTATTCAAGGTCGTCACACTAATACAACAATGCTGTGTTTAACGCATTATATCACGAACTACAAAAAGACCGCTTTAATGTTGAACGAGGCTATGTATTACATCATCTACCCACAGTCTACCTCTTTTTCTTCTTTAAAGTATTTATTGGCTACCCGAGTAGGTATGTCAAAAGAAGATATACATGAACTGCGTAAAATGGGTAGATGGGTATGTATATATAAGAACTATCCGCAATTTTTGATTAGTCAGCATACGGCGAAAATACTACATCAAGAAAAATAGCAAAATGGCTCGTTTAAATTCTGGCTAATAATTATAAAATGTCCTTGTCATTGGTTCAGAACGCACAAGTCGCATCTGCCCTTAGTGCTGGTGGCGGTGGTGGTGGTGGTGTCACAAGTCTCGTTGCTGGCGACGGTATCACCCTCAGCCCCGATTCCGGGGTTGGTGTAGTCACGGTATCTGCTACATCATCTGGTGCGGGTGTGACTGGTCTTATCGCTGGCGGTGTGACTACGACAAGTCCTACACCTACTATCATCGGTGCTGGTGGTATTACAGCATCTGCCTCTGCCGAAGCAGTCACCCTTACATTCTCTGGTGGTGCTTCCGGTGTATCTTTTTTCGCTCCTCCCGCTGGAACAGCACTAACACCAAAGACGGCTGGAACGTCAACTGAAACATCAATCAATGCCAATGTCCTCGCAATCCCAGCGGGTCTTACGGCGGGTCAGTCATATCAGATCAAACTAAGCATCGTGAATTTTAAAATCACGGAAACGACGGGTGGTTCTGCTGGACAGATGTCATGGACACCCTATGTCGCTACAAGTCTTGTGGCTGGTGAGAATGATCTAAACTCCCTATTCGGGTTCTCACAGCCTACGATAGCATCAGCCCCAGCGTCAACTACATTCACGGCTAACTCTGGAACAGACCCTTTATGGAACGCACTTGTCTTCTTCGCCAACTACGATGCCCTTGATGCCAACGTCTACCTAAACGTCAACATATCTGTGGATGGCGGATCACCCACGCTACCCGATACACGTTCTTGGACTGTGGGAACATACCAGTATGAACTCGTCGTCGTCGCACTTGGAGCAACGCCTTAATCACCTAATCTCCCTTATAAACTTTTCCATAACGCCATCCCATGTAAAATCCACAGTAGGCTTTAGTTTTGTCTGAACTGATCTAAACCCTTCTGTAAATGCCTCTACCGTTGTAGTAAGCCCATAAGCCCCGTTAGCACTATTATATGATTTATGTATGCGTTGCGTAGGCTTTATAAGAACCGCAGTATCGTCGTTCAACCACGTGCGGTACGACCCCAAATCCAAAGCCAGTTGTGGCTTACCCAGTAGAGCCATTTCACACGCCATAACACCCCAGCCTTCACCTTCACTTGTATTTACTCCATAATCTGCCGTATTGTAGAATAGGTTAATTGTTTCATCGGTTAGGTTATTTTCCACAACCCGTATATGCTCCATAGGTGCGTTTTCTAATCCGAATAGCATTTGTAAGTTATAATACCCATTTGGGTCAGTTATCAATATAAGTTTCCCCTTCCCACCAGTAGTCTTATATAATGTAAATGACTGTATAAGAAGATCTAAACGCTTTCTTGGGTTATTTCTGGCAACCGATAGAAATATAGGTTCGTCGGTAATGCCGAGTTTTTGCCGTAATGCTAAGCATTCATTCTCTGCTACTGGCTTTATGGTACCGCTTGGTGGTTGTATAAGCACTATCTGCTCCTTATCTATAGGCATTCGCCATTGTTCCGAAAATACAATGAACTTATCGCATACAATATTTGATACATTGGAATATGTATATACTTGGTCTATATAACACCATATCTTAAACTTACGATTGGGTATATCGCAAATATTACTGAGAAAAGCCAAAGTAGAAGCCTCTTCAAATATTATAACCAAATCTGGACGTGTAATCGTCAAATATTTTTGTAGTTTATCTTCACCAAACCCCCTTAACGGTGGTGATATAGGAGTATCGGATTTATATGCGATATAGTCGTTCTTAAGACCTTCTATCTTTTCCCGCCGGAAGGTTGGGTGCTGTCGCCATCCAAAATGATAGACTTCAAAATCGGGGACTTTTACCAGACGCTTAAGGATTTCATAGACTACTTTAGAGTATCCTATGGTATCGTTGTAGTGGGCGGAGGCGAAGACGATACGCATTTGATGTGCGTAAATATTATTTTTTACCGGATATTTCATCTTTCTAACCCATATTGTTCTGGGTGGGATAACATCATACTAACACCCCTTATTACATGTTGTAGATTATCAAAGTTTCTATGGGTTATACTCATATCCATTAGCATATCGTTTAAGAAGTTAAGCAGAACTGTTAGGTATCGTAGGGACACTTTTACTTTCATCTACCAATGGCACAGATATTTTGAGGGCTGTCGGAGGGGTCGTATCCTCCACGTCAAGTGATGCCTCTAAATTAGCCCCACAACAATTGCTTCGTATGCGATGATGATTAACCGCCTTATATATGCCGAAGACAGCACCTAATATCGCAAGAACGGATACACCGCCGATACTCATTGAAGCACTGTCATCCATTATACAGTTATGTAATATTTTTTTATGCTGTATAAGTTTTATAGGGGTTTTATGAAAGACCATGAGGCAAATGCTCCAAGACCATGCGTATTATCACGTGGATTGAACCCCCAAGAACCCGTCGGTGATGCCCCCCATTGTAATCCAAAGTTAAATGTAGCATTAACATTTAATGAAATGACACAATTTGCTTGTATTCTGAAACCAGACGAACTTGCCCCATTAGGGTAAGGGACAAAAAGCGTGGTTGAAGTATTACGTTGTGTTGATAGATCCAATAATACTGATATAAATGCCTCCGCAGAAGTTAAACTATCCCACACCGCACTATTAGCCGATACGGAGCAAGTCCAGTTTAACTGATATACACCGGCTTTTAGCACAGTAAATGTTCCAGAAGTGGTATCATAACTTACAACAGTATTATCGTTATTAGGGTCTTGTGTGTCAAATATAGCCGTGCCGATATTCGTATTAGTAAATGTAGGCGGTGTGGTGAACCAGTAATCTCCAACGAACGGGTCTGATGCGAATGTTAAACTATTAGTACCGGCATCTGCTACTATTTCCATACCCTCTCCCGCTACTATATCAATATCACCAGTTAGGGCAATGTCCCCAACTGATAGAGCAGAAACACCACCGGCGATGATTTTAGTATTGTTCCAAAATAGGCGGGTGGGTGAAACGAATAATCCAGTTGTAGGTATGGTATCGGTATCCAGTCCACATATTATCTCTGTAGCCCCGTTAGTAAGTGTTATATCGGCACTCGCAGTTGTTAATACGATAGGTGGATTTGTAGTATCGTCCCCAACTGCTACAGAAGCAGTATATGATGTAAGTTTAACGTGATTTCCTCCGCCGGTATCACTATTAATTTCAATATTACCGGTTATGTTTATAGTACCTACCGAACTATTAGCGATAAATAAATTGGCAGTCCCAGCGGTATATTCTCCGTTCGTAGTTAATACAATACTCCCGATCTCTGTGGTAGATGTATCTGATGTAATAACCCCATTTGTATCTATGGATACTAACGAGCCTCCATTACTAATACTTGTAGGTGTTCCTCCTCCACCGGTCGTATTTAAAGCCACCCAAATACCAGTGGCTGTTGAAGGGTCTACAGTCCCATCTGTAAAAACCGAACACATATATGCGTTATTGTTAATAGGGCTTATCGCTATACTCCCCTTTATATAGGCTGTCCCGCTAACCCATGTTCCAGCATAGGATGTTATAGGGTATTGAGCCGTTCGTACACCACCGCTTTTATTACTATAGCATTGAACAGTAAGTGCTGGATCGGCATCATTTGTATCCCATTGAACATTAACGGGGGGTGTGGCGGTTAATACATCTGAGCCTTGATCAAACCAGTTAATAGAAGGGGCTGAAGCACCGGTACTATTACTTAATATCTGGATACCCCTTACGTCCGTTGATGTGGGGTTTATAACAATATTAGATGCCGATACTACTGATAAATCTATGCTTGTATCTGTACCAGAAGGGGTGTATAGAATACTACCATCGGTACTTGTTAAATCACTTGCTATAGCAACTGTCCCAGTGCTTTGATCTATAGCAATACCGGCACCCGTTTTTGTAGTTATTGACGTGACCCCAGTATTTGTAATCGTTAATGAAGGGGTTGTAGAAGTTGATGCGACTACTGAAACACCGCTTCCTATAACAGTTATATCGCCAGTCACTATAGTAGATCCATCGGTCAAACCAATAACCCCCGTGTTAGTTATCCCTTGTGTTGTCGGGTTTATAGTGTTAAATGCTACACCATTACTGGCTCGGAGCCCTACTGTTCCAGATAGTGAAATATCGTCAAATGTCATTCGTGTCACACCATCATTATTTACTATAGGACGTGTAGGTGTAGTATTATCTACCGTTATCCCATTTCCAGCAACAACTGCTGATATACCCCCACCACCACCTCCAACTGGCACACCGTTAAATAGCAACTGTGTAGGGGATACATATAACCCATCGTCTATAACATTACCACCAACTTTTACTCTAACCGTCGCTGTTTCCGCCTCCGAAACCATTTGGCAATACTGCTCCGTTCCAGTATCCCTTACATCCAAGAAGGCTACTGGGAGTTCCAGTGATGTTTGAAAACGTGTGGTCGCACCATAGCCTTGTAATGTATTACCCGTGTCCACACAAGATACACTCACTTGCCCATTAGGGCTTTGAATAGAAGAACCACCGCCACCTCCTCCACCGCCACCAGTTATAGCATGGACAACTTGAGGATTTGTAGCAAGTGCGAAGGACATCTTATATTTATTCATCACAAAAAATGTATTAGATATTTAGTAATGGAAGTTCCCTTTGAAGATACTGTAGAGGCAACAAAAGAGGTTATCGCTTATTCGCTGTCAGATAGCGATATAAACAAGATATTACACCCACGCACGCATATATTTACTTACCCAGATTTGGAATTTATGAATAGCATAGATGATGCTTTTGACTCGGAGGGTAGATGTATGATGTTATATCCTACAACGTCTGAAACAAGTGGACACTGGGTATGTATGATAAAACGACCTAAAGAGATAGAGTTTTTTGACCCCTATGGGAAAGTCCCCGATAGCGAGTTAAAATGGATATCGTCCGAAAAGCGTAGGGAGTTTAATATGGAACAGCCAACACTTACCCGTTTATTCAAGGAAAGCGGTGAGCGTATAGTGTATAATAGCCACGATTTCCAGAAGGATAAAATGGACGTTAATACATGCGGTAGACATTGTGTCGTTAGATTGTATTATAAGGATATGCCCATAAGCGAATACATTAAGATGATAAAGAGTAGTGGGCTATCGCCAGATGAGTTTGTAGCCGGACTTACATACTTAAAACTTCACAAATGAGATGTGTAAAAATATATCATTAGTGTATATAAGAAGATGTCCTTTCGCTACTCGTCAAGTGTAGAAACCATAGGCAATAGTTCAGAACCCGATATCGTGTATTACAATGCTGATATAGTAGCAGATGCCTATAACATCGCCCAGTTAGGTCTTAATAAAGACCCAGCGATCCGTTTCCAAGAAACTCGCTCAACTCCGCTTATCGCCGATATCAGCAAGTACATGTTTAGTATTATTCGTTTTACGATGGATGGTGCTGGTAAGGATCTACCTATGTTTATTCCTAACATCAACGACAGCCAATCCGATGTAAATCTAACTACATACTCTGTCACATACGATTATACGGTTTATTATCAAGACCCTTCAACGAGTGCCGACAGCACAGTGACCTTTACTGCTCGTCGCTTCGTCTACTACCAGCCAGAAACCGTTAATGCCCCTCTACCAAATCCTCCAGATACGGTTATCCTACCCGACCAGATATATGCGGGACAAGACTTGCGTGGAACATACTATTATGTATATACCTACCAACACTGGGTAGACCTTGTAAATCAAGCCTTCCAGTCTTGCTGGAATGGAACAGAGGATGCTACGCCTAATACCTATCACCCCACAAAGTCTATCCAGCAACAGTGGAATGATTACTGGCTAACGCTTACTGGGGCAACAGTGGGTAATCAGCCCCCGCTACATGGTTCTCCGGTTCAAATGTCCTATAATGAGGATAATGGGTTATTTAGTCTATATGGCAATGTCTACTGTTGTGGCGATGACCCTATACAAGGCAATAGCCCTCCTAAATACCAAGCGTGGTCGTGGAATAACGGTAATCCACGTTATGCCAGTAATGGTGCTGGAACGCAAGGGATTCATCAAGGAACGGAACTAATGAAGTTATATTTCAATACGGATATGTATGGGCTTTTCGCCAACTTTAATAACTTTTACATCGGCGACGAGACTACGGGCAAGGTAAATCAGATTATTTTTCAGAGTCTAAACGCCGGTATGAATACCACCCAGTTAGCCTCTTTCAGTGCCTTCTCCGACACTCAAGGCGACGAGCCGACCGTTATTAATAGCAGTGCTTTATATTGGGTTATACAGCAAAACTATAACAGCACTTCAACGCTATGGTCACCTATATCTTCTATAGTATTCTCTTCCACTATGATCCCTATTTTCCCAGAACAAACCGGCACACCACTAACCTACGGGGAAGGTAATAACGCCTCCCCAGTGGAATCCTCTTCTAACTTTACGCCAATAATAACGGATATATCAGTCCCGATGAACCGTGCGGACGATTATCGTGGTTTCCTATCTTACACCCCTTCTGGAGAATATCGTCTATCCTCATTCACGGGTTCTCGCACGGAACTTCGCAATATTGATATACAAGTCTTCTGGAAGAACCGGCTGGATAACCAGTTATACCCGATAAATATGTTTAACATGACAAATGTATCTATCAAGATGATGTTCCGCAAGAAGTGATAAAATAGAAAAATGGCTCGTTTAAATTCTGGCTAATAAATATAAAATGACTGATGCCGTTCAGAAGATGTCCGTCTATGATGACCGCATTGTCCAGACCCAGCCCAAGTATGCGGTAGAGAAGGGTGCGTTGTCGCTTACTAACGCTCCTTATACCGCACTATCCCAGACCGCCTCCCAGCACACTTATAACATAACAGTCCCTTCTGAGGGAGTTTTTATTGACCGTGCTGTAGAGTGGCGTTCCCAGTGCTATCTTTCATTTGTAGCGACCCCGAACACGAACACGGCTGGTGTTCCTTGTGTTGTTCTTGGTCGTGATGTAGCCCTTGCCCCTTTCCCCCTTCACTCCCTCGTTCAGACGATGACAGCAACTATTAATGATGCTACGGTCACAATGAATACCGGTGACGTGCTTTATGAGGTTATGCGTCTAACAGATTACAATAAGAACCGTATCCAACGAACTTGCCCTAATATGTTAGACACCTACGGCAACTACAACGATGCCTTCGCCACTAACCGCAACCCTCTCGGCGATTACATGTCTTCTACAAGCCGTGCCGATATCCCTAACGGTGCGTGGGGGCAGTTCGTATTTACTTCCCCTAATGGACAAGTCCTTACTGGATCTGGCACATACGTCGTAGGTTCTCAGACTGTCACCTATACCAACGGCGTTCCCGTTCAGTCCGCTGATGTAGCATCATACCCTATCTTCGTTTCATTCTACTCAAATGAAAAACTTGTGCTTTCACCCTTTATCTTCAGCGATATCCACGAGATGGATACTGGTATGTTCGGTGTTCAGAACATCCAGCTGGTTATGAACTTAACAAGCCCAAGCCAGACATCTCCGGTCGGGCGTGTTCTCCGTTCGTGCTCTAACCTTGTCGCTGTAAGCAATGTATCATATAACAACGGCACACAGTCTGGAAGCCCCTTTAGCAACTCACGTGTCAACGTCCAGTTTCTCACCCCCTCACTTTCAATTCCTCTTCCAGCAAAAAGCGTAGTACCATATTATGAGTTCCCTCGTTATGTTTCTAACCAAGCACTCGTCAATAGTTCTGGGGGCTCTGGTATCGCATACGGACAATCGGCATCGGTTCAGTCCCAGACCATCACACTTCCTTGTATCCCAGATCTAATCATTATCTACTGTAAGCCCCAGTCATACCAGTCTAATGACGCTGACTGGTATCTCCCACTTACACAGATTTCAGTGAACTTTGATAACTTCTCTGGTCTACTTGCCTCACACACAACTGAGGAACTCTACGCTATGTCGGTAATGAACGGTCTTGAAATGGACTACAATACATGGCTCGGATACACCCAGTCCGCCAACAGAAATGGTGCTACACCTCCTCCCGCCGGTGGATACAAGACGCAGTTATGCGGTGGCTTCCTTGTTCTCAAACCTTCAAAGGATATCACACTCCAAGAGGGACAAGCACCAAGCGTCGTAGGAAACTACACCTTCCAGTTCAACGCAACGGTAAGCAACTGGTCGCAACAGAATGTGTCTAACGCTACGCTATACATCATTACGGCTAATAGCGGTTATTTTGAAACCGTGAAAGGTAGTTCACGTGTGATCAAAGGTGTCCTCAATGAGGCTGATGTTATTAACGCACCTATGTCATCCGCTGGAACACGTAGCAACCTTACACGTATCATCGGTGGACGTGGTGCTTTACACAAACTGGGCAATGTTCTCGGTCGTGTTAAGGAGTTCCACTCTATGGGTTCAGCCCGTAGCGGTGGTGCGATGAGTGCTGGTGCGGAGAGTGGCGGTGCGGAGAGTGGTGGTGCGATGAGCGGAGGTCGCCGACACAAGCATCCCGCTGGACTTTCAGCCCGTTTAATGTAAAAATAACCCGAATATTTTAATATCCCATTAATACAAAAGGATGGCTAATCTCATTAGCCCTTCTTCAGTATGCTGTTGTATGTGCCACGAATCGCCACTTTATCATTACCGCAAAACTCCCGACATGGGGATTTGGTATAAACATATAGAAGATGTAGCAATAGGGAATAATGCCCCTCGTGGGGCAACTGGGATAATGGACAAAATAAATTATGATACTATATTTTCTACGGGTCATAATGGGGGTAGTCCCAATACTTTGTCTAATGTCGCAACAATCACCACAGTGGCTATGCCGAACTTTATTGTGTTAGCTGATGTTATTTCAAAGTAGAATAACTACACGATCCTTTATACTATTAATAATCAGTATTAGTATAATGGATCACACCCGAGTATTTACACATATATACGAAACAAGCGAATGGGGTAGCCCAATAAGTCTTCATTTTAAGGGAACTTCCGGTCACGGGAGTTCCGTAGAATATAATAGGGATTATATCGCTTTTTTAAAGGCTTTTATACGACAGCAAGAAATCAAAAGCGTGGCAGACGTGGGTTGTGGGGACTGGCGATGCGGTAAGGAGATATATTACAAGACAGATGTGAAATACACGGGCTATGATATATACGCCGATATGATTGAAAGCCATAATAAGGTCTATCAGCCTTTAAGTCGCTTCTGGACTTTTGAAGTTAAAAACTGCCTAACCGATACGCTGTCTATGGCTTCTGCCGATTTGCTTATCGTTAAGGACGTGCTACAACACTGGAGCGACGCAGAAGTCAAAAAGTTTTTAGACGATATGGTATCCCTTAAGAAATACAAGTTTATCCTTATTATAAACTGTGCCGATGAAAGCCGTGCTATCCTTATGGAGGCTGGGGGCTGGAGGACATTAAACCATAAACACCCTTTACTGGGAGATTATGGACTAATAGAAGTATTTAAATATAACACTAAATCGGTGCTGTTAATGAAGCCTTAATAACTATGGCTACGCTTACGACCCCTTTTAGACCAAGCAAAGTAATCTCTTAAATAAACCAGATAACTATATTTTCCATAGTTATCTCGTTTAGGTTCGCCTATATGCTTTAACCGTTCGTAGTATAGCATTCTATTATAATGTTATACTTTATTCGTCGGTTCTGCTCTTCCAGATTTCCGCCCTACACATCGCACACTTTGGCTCTGCTTGGGCTTTTAGCGTAGTTAAGCACCGCTTACAGTATTTATGTCCGCAGTTCGTAATATCTAACTCCCCTTTGGGTATTAGATCTAAACATATAGGGCATTCGTAGGGCTTACTTAACGCTTGTGCCATCTCCTCCATCTCCGTCTTAAGGTGTTGGGGTATCTCTCCGCCTATAACCCTTCTAATACGGGCTACTTGCGTAAGTGCCATTTCGTGGTTAGTCCTTGCCTCTTCGTAATACCTACACCAAGCATAACGGCGTTGTGCGTCCATCTTCTGTAGCGGGGTGCGGTTGGCGTTGGGGCGGGACATCTTCTACTGTACTCATAGCCGGGCTTATTTTTGGGGAAACAAACGCACCGGGAACTTTTTTACCAGAGGATCGCCAGAGCCAGACTATTAGGCGAATATTTATCGTCCCTCCATTTACCCCTTATCTTTTCATGGGATGCGTGGAATGTATGTTGTTTTTCCTTAGCATACCCTTTAGGCACTTTCTTATTACGCTCAAAATGCTTCCATATTAGGAAATCCCCATACTCAACACGACCGAAGCGACGCACCTTACCCTCTGGGTTCATTATTTGTAGTTTATGTTTATCATCCATAGAAAAGCCTAACATTTTAGGGTCATAACCAGCCTTTTTAGCGACAGCACGGACATCTTTTAGATACTTTTCGCAACTATATCCATTACGCTCTAACTGGGATTTAAAGGCTGAATTACACTGGCATTCGCTTTCATCCTTACCGCACCTACCCTTACCGAATATAGCACCTATAGAATGTGCCTTCTTCTTCTTTGTTAGCCAGTTTGTATATTTAGAAACACCAGTATAGTCTACCGCCTTATTAGCAAGATCATCTAACCAAGATATTCCGGTTTTAACCAGTTTTTGCTGTTGTATAGGCTTATCGTTAATAACTGTAGTCCCTTTAGCATTCTTACCCATAATAGCATATAGTGGGTCTTCTGCGTGAGAAATACGAGCGTTTCTTGTATCGTTGTAGAACTTACTCTCTATCGCTGGGTTAAATGACAGACCTTCTGATACAAGACCGTCGTTTATAAGGTTATCAACTATAGCACCCCCCAATGAATGCCCGACACCATAGAAAGTTGCTGTCGGAAACATTTGACGGACTTGATTTACAAGTGCTACATCTGCCTTATATCTTGGGGTATTTTTGAGGTTATTTAGTGGTATAGAAGCATCCGCACCTAAGTCTACCTTATCGCTTATATTAGTCCCTCTCACTGCTATAATAACATCATTATCTTTCTTATATGCCTTAATAGTTGGGCTGGAGAATACATTAGACCAGCCATTAATCATAGACTCTCCTTGCGGTTTATAAGTAGATTGTGCGATATCGCCGAGCGTTTCACGTGTTTCTGGTATAGCACCACCACGCATACCCTTAACACCCCCTTTACGCTTCTGGATATTTATAGCAAAATGGGCTCTACGCTTAGTAGTCCCACTGAAGTGTTCGGGATTGTCTATAACATAATGGGCAAACTCTAACGGTGACATATTATGTCGCTTCGCTTGAGCCGTCAACGCACCCTCCTTTATGTGTGCTTCTTGTATCCAGTGGTCGTTAGACATTCTATTACAAAAGGGGTATAATATTTATACCTATTTTCTAATGT